GTGATTTCCATCTCTTTGATATATTACAACTACTGCCAATATATATTCTTGTAGGTTTTTTACGAGATTCTATTTTATATATTCCTCCTATTCCTGGCATGATATTTTATATTAATTCATTTAATGATAAATTCCATTTTCTCATCTTAACATAATATGTTGCACGGTTAATAATAAATACACGATCTGATCCTGAATACTGGTTCAGATCATCCTGCAAGTTACCAATAATATCGAAAAAATCATTGTTTTGCTCATATAATTCAAGATCGAGTATATGTTTAGGCCTTGCGAACTGCGCCCCTATCTCACCACCTACAAGCTCAATGATAGGATCGGCTTCACCTCCGCCACGTGTTGACCATGACCGCGAGCTGGCTACTTCATCGCCACTATCGTACACATTGACGGCCCCCTTTGACATTAGAAGAACATTATCAAAATCATCCCCGTCACCTAACATATACGACCTCTCTATAATCTGACCGTTCACCGCATTGGTAACATTGTACGTTATGCTTTCTACTACCTGCCCGTCATTGTTAGTATATTGTATTTTGACGTTTTTAAATGTAGAATAAATAGTACCGCCGCCTGATTCAATAGCCGCATACAGGTTGACAGACATAGTGCCGGTCTTACTGCCGTCTATTCCCTTTTTATAACTGTTCCATCCTGAAAAGTCGCCAGCCCCAACTGTGAGGTTTTCTGAAATAGGTATTCTTGTAGGTGTTACATTCCACCCATATCCGGTAAAATAATAAACAGTGCCTGACTCGTCTATTGATATTTCAACTTCAATAGTAGCTGTTAATGAGCCACCCGTGGGGTTATATGCCCCATAATCAAAGGCAACCACAAAGCTACCACTTGCACTTGTAAGTACATCTACATCTTGATATATCCTTACATTTCCTGAAGATGTTGTAGTCGAATGAAGGAGCACCCCCGGATCTTCACTACGCAATGCAGATGAATTAGATATAGGGCGTGGATCGGGGGTCACTGCTTCCGTCCAATTAGATACATCCCATGAGGTAGCAGCCCCTGTAAAATCTTCAAAGTTAAATTCCCATGTTTTTAAAATAGATTCTCTTACCCCATAATCCTGGGTGAGGATCAATTCCTTTACCTGTGGAGCGATCATCAATGTGCCCCCATGCTCAATAAAATTACTCGGAGTTGTTGTGCGGTCAATATCTTGTGCAGGCGTTTTTGTTGTACTGCTTTTTGCTGTTGCCGAGGTAAATGTGCGACCATACATTGTTCCATTATTAAGTTCCTTATACCGGTAAAGAACCATTTCACCATTATACTGAATGATAGCAGCATTATACATTTTTAATATATCGGTAAGTGCATCGTAAAGAGTCAGTTCATCCCATAATAAAACATCAGCCCCGGCCTGATCAAGAGGGCTGTCCGAAGTGGTAGCATCCATTGTTGATTCGTAAATATTGATATATTCGGTAAAGGCAGTAAATCCTATTACCGATAGAGTATCATAAATTATTTTGGCATGAGTTTGTCTCCCTGTTAATGACAGGTCTGCAAAATCAATATCTTTTAACAATCCGAGACCATCTGTTGCCGATATTGTGATAGCATAAGGAATAAGCGAATAAGGTTCGTTCCACACGTTTGATGTTATCCATCCGTGCCAGCGGTCAACAATACCGCCCCCGGTACCTGTATATATATAGACTTTAAACTCAAGATTATCGGATGTGAACAGTTCCGAATACTGGAAATCACTCTCACAATAAACACCTATTGAAGCACTCGAGCCCCGTATGTTCTGATCGAAACAATCATCATTATCACTCGGCCATTCGATAATCAAAGGAACACCCGCAAGCTGCATTGTATTTACTGCCCCTCCATAACCGTCCTCAAGGATCTCAACAGTCCAGTCCTCACCCTCGTTATCGGTAAATTCCCCTTTATATTTCGTCGAAAAAGCCATTATGTTATTATATTACGTTTATCAATATATCGTTTGCTTGCTATAACAATATCACTCCCCTTTAGTATTCCCTCGACCTGTATCATGCTTGTATATGCCTGTATATTATTACTTTTTGTTGCACCGGCATAACTACCGCCATAAGAAGAACCGCCACCGCCAAGCGATTTAGCAGACCCGGCTATTGCTCCCTTTATCACTCCTGCAATAGCAATAGCTGCAAGCCCGGCAGCAATAGCAAGCCCGGCAGAAATAGGGTCAGGAGATTTACTTAATAAAGAAAAAGCCTCAACAGCAACACCATAAGCCACCATTAGTCCACCTAACTGTGATAAAAAGTCTGCAAAATTCATTAAAAGGTTCTTTCCTAAATCTTCAAATCCTCCCTGTGTCAGTGCTTTACCAATAGCTTCACCAAGTGTTTCGGCAATATTCTGAGCAAGACTAACAATAGCCTCTTCAACATTAAAGATCATATTCTGCCATGCCAGCATCTGATTAGCAAATTCCTGTAATGCTGGTGATGCCTCACTACCAAGTGCCACAATAGCATCAACAAGGCCCCATATGTCATTGGCATATTGATTAACAGCTATGCCCATATCTTTTAGTGCTGATGTATCAATACCTGCTGGTGCCAAATTTAGTAATCCTTCACCTGGTAATTTTGTTGGTACTGTTCTTTTTGTAGCAGCTTTACCCCCACCGGGAGCAGCACTGATGACACTTTCCTTATTTATTGCCTTAACGAGTGCTAATATCTCTCTTAATCTCTCTTCGTGTTTTTTAAAATATTCATATTGGGTTATAAGATAACTTGATTGAGCGGCAGTCGCGTTTAATCCGAGTTTTAGCATTTTATTTATCTTATCCTGTTTATCATTAATGAATCCCTGTATCTGTTTCATTCGCTCCATCTCATCGTTAGCCTCTTTCAATAACTCTTCTTTTGATTTCAGGCTATCAGCCATCTCCTGATCGAACAGAGAAATTATATCAATAAGTACACCCTCAATTTTAATTAATGCCTTTTCAAGTAATCCGCTTTCAATAATAGCAGTACCGATACGCTCTTTCATATTTTGCCATATAGTATTCAATGATGCTATTTTTGTGGCAGATGTATCAGCTACATCACCGGCCTTTTCTATTTCTCTGGCAATAATAGCGCCGGCAGCAGCACCAAAATCACCAAGTCTTTTTGTTTCTTCCTGGAGCTCAACAGCACTGATACCCAGATTATCCATTACAAGAACCGATTTGCGCCCGATTCCTGTAATAATACTCTCCACAAGATAATCAACTGATTCGCCTGTCTCTATTGCCCTATTTGTAGCAAACTTAAAATATGTTGCAAGCTGATCGAGCGGTATCTTAAAATTCTTTGCCTGTACAGCTTTTTGCATTAAGGTCAGATCATCAACAGTTCCACGCGTTGCATCACGTAATGATTGTAATAATTTAGGATCACCAAGTTTGGCAAAAGCGCGCCTGACACCTTCAGCTTTAGAAGCAATACTCACTACTTCTTTACCAAAACGCACAATTTCACGCAGGCCAAAAGCAATACCAATAGCAGCTCCTAATTTTAAGATAGTTTTTTTAAACTTATTAACAGCTCCTTCAGATGATTTGAGTGAACTCTTTAGTCCCTTGTCATCTCCTTTAATCTTCAGCCATAGTGTTTTTAAACTCATGTAATTCGCGTTTTTTCTGTCCTATTTCCTTGTCAGTGAATTTCCTGTGTTTATCCTGTTTATTATCTGTTTTATCAATATCTAATTCATAGAGATCGGCAGGTTTGTTTGGCTTATCCCCTTTTTTAATATATGGGTTTCCTGTAATGGCGATATAATTAATTTCACGTACAGCCCATTTTGTGAACCTTTCCCAGTTACGCCAATATCCAGCCGCAGCGAGATTAAATTCGTATAATGTTGACATGCGCCATCTTTCAAGTGTCCATCCGAGTTCCCCGATTGCAAATTCCCGTAGCTCATCCCATGTTATTTTTTTTTTACACCACTTCCCTTATCACCTTTTTTCATCTTGCCCAAAAGATCAACCATTGCACGCTTAACCTGCTCGCTGGATTCACGGCTCATATATTCATTCCAGAAAACGGCGCGGTGAAATGAATACTTTGGTTTTTTATACCGTTGCTTACAACCCTGCAGATATGCCTCATATAGAACGGCAAGGGCAAAATCATAGTTATCAACATTTGACATCTCATGAAAGTCTATTTTAAGACGTTCACAAGCTGCCTCAAGCACAGCAATATTAAACACAAAATTAACATTCCGGTGTTTGAGTATATTGCCGAAAATCGTTTTTCGTATAAAAGGTACTTTTATTTTCATGTCTTGAATACGTATATTTTACCAGTATCAAATGTTGCGGCCACACCATTGGCATTGTAAATATCCAGCACGCTGGTTGCATCTGTTGAACTAACAGTTAATGTTATCACATTCAGCCCGTCAACTGTTTCAGCTGTATTTGATATTTCACTCCCTCCTGACCCGTCAAGAATAACAAGTGAAGGAGCAATACCTGCATCAAGGTCAAGAAAAAATATCACCTTGATAACATCCTCATCTGTTACACTGAAAGCATCACTCTCAGCCTCAGCCAGTGCTGAACCGTCAGTTATTGCACTTGTTATCCGTGTACCAGTTGAAGCAAATGTATCATAATCAACATTTGACCATTCTGTTATCAGTTCGGCCTGGGCATCACTTAACAGGAATACCCCGCCGGTAGCGGTGAAAGTTCCGCTGATAGGTGCTGTTTCCTCCTGTGGTCCCTCAACAGTCAGGTTTGACATACTTCCCCCCATAACTATCGGGTCACCGTCTGTTTCAACAACAACCAATACTCCAAGTCGTCCGGTTATCTTTGTCATTAATGACGAATGACTCAGGCCCGTTGTTGCATACAGAGCATCAAAATCAACACTGCCATCACGCAAGCCGTTAATATGTTCTGCCCACCCCGCCGAATCTTTGCTCGAAGCATCGGGCAGGTCCTGATTGAAATTAATAGTGCAATTACGTTGCGCCGCTATCATCGTTCCATTTACGTAAACAAGAAAACTTGTTCCATTTACTTTGCTCATAACATGTTATATTGCAGCCAGTACTCCATTACCAACTATTGTACCACTGAATGTTGCCGCCGCCTCAACAGGTGAATCAACACTCACGTTCTGAAATGTACCGTTACCGGTCCATCCCGTTGTGCCCGCATCAGGTGTGAATTTAACAGCGGCATCAGCTGTTCGTCCAACTATTATGGCGATTATCTCGTTAATAGTCAATCCTTCACCTTCAGTATCATACATCCCTTCAAAATCTATTGACCAGTCACGTAGTCCATTGATGTGTTCGGCCCATCCGGAACTACCCTTATTGGTAGTGTCGGGCAGGTCCTGGTTAAGATTCAGTGTGCAATTAGTCGAATGCAGAAGCGAATCTGACCCGTTAATAATTGTAAAAGCTGTTCCATTTAATTTTGCCATTTTATTAGTTATTTAATTATCACTCAATAATAAATTCATATATATCTGTTATTACATACCGTATATTTCCGGTAGGAATTTTTTCTTCTCTTATAGTACTGCCGCCATGCCTGAATACTATCACTGTGCGGTCTGTTACTGTCGGTACTTCTGTTTTTGTAGTTTTCAACAGGCTTCGTACCTTGTTATTTATTGCCTGTACTGTTGCGCGTTGCGGATTTACAGGTTGTGTTTCAAACACTGATTCAATAGCTATTGATCCCTCATAAATAAATGCCTCCTTTGTGCCGTTCTCATTATCAATAACATTACCGATACGCACATAAGAACGATTCGTTGGTCCACTGTAAAAGTTCTTATAAACAGGGTATGTAACTCCGCTTATTGTTACATTACCGTTAAGAACGGTATATATCCCGTCTATCAATCCTGCTGATATGTCCACACTTGAAACACTCATTTTATTTTATTCATTTCCTGTTCAACTCTTTTTTTAAAATTCTTTCCCTGCCGCTCACATGCAAATCTTAAAAAGCTGTCATAATCATTTTCGATCTTTTCAGCATATTCAACGTTGGTGCCTACAATCCCTTCCATCTCTTCGAACGGTACTCCGAGGCTTTCATCACCACTTTTGCTATCCACTATCGGATCAAAACTATTAAGCCCCTCCATCTCTGTATGAACGCTTGAGGCCAACCGCCCGGTTACCCAGTGTTTAGCACTGCCAAGCTGACCGTTAAGCCTGCGTTTGGCATCCGATTCAATAGCCAGCGCAGTACGCATAACAGCCGTTTTTATAGCATCAACAGCTTTTTGACCATACTGGCGCAAAGATTTATTAACATCCCTTACGCTTTGCGGATCCAGTTCTATATTTACAAAACCACTCATTAGTCATAATCAACCTCTGATGAGGGTAGTGTATAACCAATAACACAACCTGACGAATAACTGACCGCCTTGATCTTGGCAATAGTGCCGTCTGATCCCTGGGCAGGAGCAAATATTACGCCTACTGGTACTGTAACGCCTG